TCCAACTCTTCCTAATGCTTGTATAATTTTTTCTTGTGTCATTTTAATGTCTTTACCTATATAAGTATGACAAAATTGATAATTTACACCATAAATATAATCACTATTAGCTATAATTAAATATAGTTTTTGAGTTTCAGCTAATTTTTTGATAATTTCATTATAAGAAGTGTTATTATTTTCAGTAAAAACTCCAATACCAAGAAGTAATAATATTTTCCATTTTGTATTAACATTAAGAGACATTATTTTAATAATAATATCATCATTAATATCACTTGTAAAAGAGTTAAAATTATTATTATTATTTGCAAAATTCCATTTTTGTAAATGTTCTTTTTTGTTTGGTACAAAAGTATCATTTAAGGAGATGCCTTTAACTAAAGAATATATGTTTGATAATTCAATATTAATTTTATTAACACCAACATCTTTTTCATCATTTAAAGTTATTTTATTTTTTTTATTATTTGAAGTATTTTCACTATTATTTTTATTTATTTTTTTTTCTTTTATGTCTTCTAATTCTTTTTCAAGAATTATAATTCTCTTAGTAATTTCATCATTAAAAACAATTTTTTCACTAATTTCATTCATAAAAATATCAGGTATTTTTGATTGTTTAATACAAAAGTCAGCAATTTTTTCAACATCATCTGTAATAAAAAGAGTAGGTCCATCAGTTAATGTATAGGCATCTTTTGTTGTAAAATAAATACCAAAATCATTTAAAAGAGAAATATTTTCTTTTTCATTATTTATTTTAAAAGAATCAACACTTTCACTTTTGGAGATAGATTTTCCCAAATAGTCATATTGTTTATTTATTTCATAAGAAGAACTAATACTATGTATTTTTCTTAGTTTGTTTGAAGAAGTATTGTCATTATTGACATTATTGACATTATTATCATTATTTTCAATGTATTCAATATATTTTTTTCTGTTACTATTTAAAGTTAAATAAATAATGTTCCAATATTCAATGTTAATATTTTGTAATAAGTTTATATAATATTTTTTAATGTTAAACATATTTATATCTTCAATACAAGTAAAATGTCTATCTATATTCATATTAGATGGAATATAGTTATTAATATTTACAAATTTAATAAAATTAACACATTCATTTAAATCCAAATAACGAAGTATAGTTAAATTATTTAAACAATAATTTCCAATTTTATTAATTTCGTTATAATTTTCATAAAAATAGTGAGGCATAGCAATAAAACCATTACTATCCAATATAGGAATGGTTTTTTTACATTCATAACTTACAATATTAAATATTTCAGAATCTTCTCCAAATTTTTCTTTAAAACTATCAATTAAATCAGGTATTTCATATATTTTAGGTAAAGTTGCTGATGACAAAACAACATTAGGTATAATATTATCTTTCCAATTTTTATGAATAGTTAAATGAAGGGGGTGATTTTTGTAATCCATAAAAATAGTAGGTTCATCAAAATAAGAAATAATACTATCTTTATCAAAATGAGAAACCATATAATACATAGCAGGTAAATAAGAATATACATCACATATAATAATTTCAACTTTTTCTCCAAAAGTATTATCAATTTTTTGTATTCCACCAGATTTTTTATTAACAGAGTATTCTTTTGCTGAAAAATAATGTAATTTAATATCTTCTGAACTATTACAACCAAAAGCAAAAGCAATTTTTTTTTTAATCGAAATCGCAGATTTAGCAAGTGCTAAACCAATATGACGTGCAGCACAAACATAAATAATTTTATATTTTTGAGATAATCCCAAAGGAGTTAATGTTTTTCCTGTTCCAGTAGGTGCAATATATAATATTAATTTTGGTTGATTATATTTTACAAATGTAAATATTTTTTTTTGATGGTCGTATAAAGAAATGTCAGAATATTTAATAAGATTAATATTTTTTTCAATATATTCAGGACTATTGTATATTAATTGTGTCATATTAATATTTTCTTTAAAATATGATATTAATGAAATAATAATATTTTGAATAATAGAGTTTATATTTTGAATATTACTATTTTTATATATTTTATTAATTGTGAAATAATAATAAATCCATTTAGTTTTATTTTTTTCTATCAATAAACATTCAATAAAGTTTAATATAATAAATTCATAAATTATATTTTTTGAAGTTTCAAGAGTTGAGTTATTGTTAATTCTAATATTATCTGATGACTTAATTTTTATATTTGTTTTTATTTTTTTTTGTAAAAATTCAAGATTGTATTTTTTATATAATTCTTCAATTTTTTTTGAAAAATATATTTTATATAAATATTCGTCCATTTCTTTTGTATTTTTAACTATTTTTAAAAATGAAAATAGTGATGTTGTTTCATTATACAATATATTTATATCATCGAATCCTTTTACAATTAAATTTATGATTTTTAATTTATCATTTGATAAAGGTATTTCAATCGATTCCCATTCTTCTTTTGATAATTTAGATTGGTTAAAATTCATTTTTATTTTATTTATGTATTTATTTATGATAAATATATTTAATTCATTTTTTTTTATTATTTAAAAATATACTATAATTATTTTTTATAATGAATTCTAATGAAACTAATGAAACTTGTGAAAATTTTATTATAACTTGTCCAAATTGTAGTTTTCCAATAATTATTGAAAAAGTTAATTGTTCTATATTCCGCCATGCCGTATTTATATCTAATGGAGAACAAGTACCTCCTCATTTAAATAAAGAAGAATGTGAAAAATTAGTTAAAAAAAAATTAATTTATGGTTGTTGTAAACCATTTCGTTTAATAAAAAATAATAATAAATATGAAGCAATTATTTGTGATTATATATAATTATGAAGTAAGATATTGTATCTTATCTATAAAAATTTTATCAGGTTTAAAAATCAAAAAATCATCACATTTTGAAGTAGTTTGAAAAATCTCATTTCCATAAATATCTTGTAAAAGTAACCATTCAAATAAACCGCCATAATATAAATAAATATTATAAAATCCTAATGTAATAAGTTGATTATATTTTAATATTATATTATTATCATTACAATTTTTACCATAAATTATAATATTAATTTGTTTATTATTTTCATTATTTTCGTTAAATGAATTTAATAAATTATTTATAACTTCTTCTTCTTTATCATAAGAAATTGTATTTTTTATTAAACAAAATTGTGTTTTAACATCTAAGACATTTATAATAATATAATTATTTTTAATTGCATATAAAACATCATCAAAGTTTATTTTGTTATTATTTACTTGTTTATTTCCCATTTTAATAATATATACATATTTCAAATTTTTTATGTATTAAATTTTTTAAAAAATATATCTTTCACAAAAACAATGATATTCACTAATCCAAATAAAAATAATAGAACTTTTGTTTCATGATTAAAAAAATGTTTTGGGAATTTTTTAAATGGATAAAATAAAAACACAAGTAAAAGTCCCATTAAAATATTAAAAAATAATTCTATAAATTCTTTTGATTTGATTATAATTTCAAGTTTACTATGTAAAAATGTTAAAATAGTTAAATGACTTATTAATGCTAAAAAAAATAAAAAAATATAAATATATTTTATTGTTAATATTGTTTTAATAAAATAATGATATTCATCTTTAAAAAAAAAATAATTTTTTTTATTATTCATATATATATATATAGTAAAAAATAAATTACTATTAATTAAAAGAAACAACTATTTCAACATCTTCTTTTTTTATTGTTTTTGTTGCTGATAAACTTAATTCTTGTCTTTTTTTGCGTGTTTTACTTTTTTCTGTATTTATTAAAAATCCTAATCCTTCTTTATCTTTATTCTTAGATGTTGAGTTTCTTAAGTTCATATCCTTTTCAATTTCATCGTAATTTGTTTCAATATAATCAATTATTTTATTTTTTATAGCCCATTGAAAAAAATTTAATTGTCCTAAAGTAGTTTCAACATATTTATTTTTATATGGAATATTTAAACGCTTACTTCTACAAAAAGCATCAAATCTTTTTTTACTAAATGCTTTTAATTTTAATTTATAATCAATA